CCCTCTAAGTATTTTTTCGGAGAAATGAATGGACCTTTTTGGATTTGAAATAAATCGTAAAAAGGAGAAACAGCAACAAGAAAAGCTGGTCTCCTTTGTACCACCCACTAACGATGACGGCGCGTTAACTGTCACGGCTGGTGGTGTTTATGGTACTTACGTAGATTTGGACGGCTCGGTAAGAACTGAAGCCGAGCTCGTTAACAAGTACAGAGTGATTGCTTTAGATCCTATTGTTGATCTTGCTGTACAAGATGTTTGCAATGAAGCAATCGTTGAAGATTCAGACGAAGAAACAGTTTCTATTATTTTAGATGATGTTGACACACAAGACTCTATCAAGAAAACAATCATTAAAGAATTTGAAAATGTATTAGACTTGTTAGAGTTTAATAGACTCAGTTATGAGTTGTTTAGGCGTTGGTACGTTGATGGTCGATTATATTATCATGTACTCATTGATGATTCTAATCCTAAAAATGGAATTGCAGAAATTCGTTATATTGATCCACGTAACATTAAAAAAGTAAGAGAAGTAAAGAAAGAAAAGAATAAATCAGGTGTTACGATTGAAAAGCTTGTTGGTGAATATTATCTCTATAACCAATCAGGATTTTTAAAGAGAACCGGATCACACTCAACTTATAATGCTGCAGGTTCACCTACCTCTATTGGTAGTACTTCACAAGCTGAAGGTGTGAAAATTGCAAAAGATTCAGTAGTATATTGTACTAGTGGATACCAAAACTCAGAAAATAGTCTTATTTTATCATATTTACATAAGGCTATTCGTCCATTGAATCAGTTAAGATCAATGGAAGACTCTTTGGTGATTTATCGTATTTCACGAGCACCAGAGCGTAGAATTTTTTATGTTGATGTTGGTGGATTGCCAAAAGCTAAAGCAGAGCAATACCTCAACGATATCATGGCTAAATTTAAAAATAAAGTTGTTTATGACTCATCAACTGGTGAAATTCGAGACGACCGTAAGTTTATGACGATGCTCGAAGATTTCTGGTTACCACGAAGAGAAGGTGGTCGAGGTACTGAAATTACCACACTTCCAGGTGGACAAAATCTTGGTGAGATTGAAGATATTTTGTACTTTCAAACATTGCTTTATCGCTCATTGAATGTACCAAATACTCGTTTAAATCCAGATTCTGTATATACAATGGGTCGAGCAACTGAAATTAGTCGTGATGAAGTTAAGTTTTCAAAATTTGTTACACGATTGAGAGCTAAGTTCTCAGAGTTGTTTACTAAACTTTTAGAAAGACAACTACTTTTAAAAGGCATTTGTACTCCAGAAGATTGGAAAGAGTGGAAAGGCAGAATCAACTACAAGTATGCAATTGATAATTATTTTGAAGAATTGAAAAATATGGAAATCATGAGAGATAGATCAAATCTCATGCGAGAAATGGATGAATATGTAGGTAAATACTATTCTCATGAATACATTCGTAAATATATTCTTCAACAATCTGAAAATGAAATGCAAGAATTGGATCAACAAATTAAATCAGAAAAAACAGATCCACGCTATAATGATGCTGATATAATGGATTCTGATCAAGAAACAGAGTAAAATATAAATATAGGTATTAATTTATTTGGAGAAATATTATGACTGATGTTACTGACTTTATTGGTGCTGCTGTAGAGGATAAACCTGTAAAAGCAATGAAAGCTTTTTCAGCGGCCATGCAACCTAGAATTGATGCTGCTTTAGATACTAAGTATGCTGAAGTAGCGAGCTCGGTATTCAACCCACAAGTTGAAGCTGATGACGAAGCAGAAATGAATGAGCTTGAAATGTCAGCTGAAGATGAAGTAGAAGTTGAAGAACCGGAACAAGAATTCGAAACAGAAATGGAAGAACCTCAAGATGTCTGAATATTTAAGTAGTATTTTAGAAAAATATAAGGCTAAAGGTGAAGATGAACAGCGCTTTATGGATAAGCATACTGACAATGTTCAAGTTACCGATGGGCCTGGCAAAAAAGAACACGATGCTGCAGCTGCTAAAGCTAAAAAGCATAAGCGTTCTCCTCACAAAGGTTACGAGCCTGGTGAAGATGAAGAAGTATATGAGTCTGCTGATTTCTTTAGTATTGACGATGTTCGTCAAGCACTAACAGAAGTCGAGCTCGACGAAGAAACTATTTTTGCAGTAGAAGAAAATCTGCAAGATCACTCACCTACTCATTTTTTAAATATCATCGACGAAGCAGTACAAGAATTTTACCAAGAAGAAGCTGACGAAGAAGAAAAAGCATGGATTGATGAAATGCTTGAAAGCGACGAAAGCTTTGAAAAGTTTCTCGACATGATCTTCGAAGAAGATGACGAAGACGAAGATGATGACGAAGACGAAGATGATGACGAAGAAGAAAATGACAAAAAGAAAAAGGATAAGTCATGATCTTACGTTTAAAGTCTGCTGAAATTAATATTGGTACTGCTAATACTGTTTCAGACGCGTCTGTTGTAAGACTCTATAATAGTGACACCGCTGCTCACTTAGTAATTGTTGTAGAAACTGGTTATGGTTTTACCATGCCAGGTGGATCAATTTCTTTTGTTGATAAGTTACCTACGCAAAACTTACAATCAGATGCTAATGTAAAAGCTACTTCAGTAGCATATAACATTTCATAAGGAATAAACATGAAACTCATCACTGAGATTACTGAGTCAATTAAAGTATTGACTGAGGAAAATGAAGAAGGCAAGAAGTCAATGTTTATTGAAGGCATTTTCTTGCAAGGAAATATTCAAAACCGCAATGGTCGTCGTTATAGCACAGACATTTTAGAAAAAGAAGTCAATCGGTACATTAGTGAAAGTGTACAAAAAGGTCGTGCATACGGTGAGCTAGGTCATCCTGACGGACCAGGAATTAATCTCGATCGAGTTTCTCATATCATTACCGAGTTACGTCGCGATGGCGATAACTTTATTGGTAAGGCAAAAATCTCTTCTACACCAATGGGTACAATCGTTGAAGGTTTACTTTCTGACGGCGCACAACTTGGTGTATCATCTCGTGGAATGGGATCTCTTAAGGAAGGGAAAGACGGGGTGATGGAAGTTCAGGATGATTTTTATCTTGCAACTGCTGCAGATATCGTAGCTGATCCATCCGCACCTGATGCTTTTGTAAACGGAATTATGGAAGGTGTCGAATGGGTGTGGGATCAGGGAAAAGCAGTTGCACGTTCAACCCAGGAAATTCAACAAGAAGTTGAAAACTCTGTTCGTCAGAAAAAGCTCAATGAACAGAAAAAATTACAACTATTTGAACGATTTTTATCTGAAATCTCGAATATTTAATTTTTATAAATACTGTAATATGCAAAATAAAATAGGAGTATTTTAAATGTCTGAAGAAAATACTATTGAAGTTGAAGAGAATGTGGAAGTTGTAGAGCAAGAGGAAACTCTTGACGAAGCAACTGAAGCTGCCGCTTCACTCAAGCCAAAAGCTTCAAGCAAGTCACAGATGTTAGGTGACCTAATGAAGCATGTAGCTGGCATGACGAAACAGGATCTTTCTTCTTTCTTGGACAAGACTCTTGCTCAAGTAGGAAAAGAAGCTGACTCGGTGCCTGATACATCTGGTAAAAACGCAAGTTCTATCTCAAACAGCGGTGCTGGTGTACCTTCACCACGCGTTGCAGTTCCTGCTAAAGCAATGAAAGAAGATATGGATGAGCTCCTGTCTGATCAAGATGATCTGTCAGAAGACTTCCGCGACAAGGCTTCTACTTTGTTTGAAGCTGCTGTACAAAATCGTGTTGTTCTTGAAGTTGCTCGACTCGAAGAAGAGTTTGAGTCTAAGCTTGAAGAGCAAGTAACGGCATCTATTGACGAGCTCCACGAGCAAGTTAATCAGTATATGGACTATGTTGTTGAGAAGTGGATGGAAGAAAATCAAGTACAACTTGAAAATAACTTCCGTGTTCAGGTCACTGAGCAATTTATTGAAGGTCTAAAAGGTCTTTTTGCCGAGAGCTACGTTGAAGTTCCTGAAGAAAAGGTTGACCTTATCGGTGATCTTGAAACTAAAGTCAATGAATTGGAAGAATCATTAGAGTCGGCCCAAGCTGAAAATGTTAAGCTGACTGCTATGGTCAATGAAGCACGTATCGAAGATACTTTCGAAGAAGTTTCTGAAGGTTTGGCTGATACGCAAGTTGAAAAGCTACGCTCTTTGTCAGAGGGTATTGAGTACTCTTCTAACGAAGAATATGAAGAAAAACTGAAGATCATTAAGGAACAGTATTTCACTGAATCTACTAAAGATAACGAGGGATCTACTGGTCTAATTGATGAAGAAGTT